GTCTGTACCTGTGATTGGCTACTTAGATTTTGTATTCCCAGATCACGGCGTGGTCATTGATCTCAAAACAACAGGCCGCATCCCAAGCAAGATGTCGCCAGAGCATCAACTGCAACGCGCGATCTATCAAAAGGCCAGAGGCAACCAGGTGGTCAAGTTTCTTTATGTGTCATCAAAGAAAACAAACATGCTGGAAGACGGCGATCCAACAGAGATCTTAGCTAAGGCTAAGAAGCAGATCGCTCGGCTTGAAAAGTTCCTGCGCGCAGGCAGCGCGGAAGATATTAGAGAGGTCATACCCGTCAACCCTAACTCGTTCTACTGGAACGGGGCAGAAGATCTGCGGGAAGAAATGTATGGCATCTAATCCCAGCGCAGGGTTACGCGCACAACAACTCCAACAATCAAACAACGTAAAGGATACAAAATGTTTGAAATAGATCTAGGGGCGTCAGGCTCCGACATTAACACATTCCTGCAATGGTCAGCCCGTGGCACACAGGACGGCGCCGTCCGAGCCAAGCAGTTCTACACCCGTGATGGTGCGGCAAAGGATGAGTTCGAAGCTGCGCAAACAAACGGTTTTGTCATTGACTTGGACACGCTAAAGACAGGCTGGCAGAAGTCAGACGGCATGATCGGCGTAGCTCCCGAGTGGAAATGGAACCCGACAGTCAATCAAATGATGGGCAAGCCTGGAGATGACTACAAGAAAGGCTTCTCGGTCAAGTGTGCTATCGGTGGCGGCAAGGTCGCCATGTGGGAGCAAGCAGGCGCCGGCGTATGGGCTGCCCTGACAGACCTTGCTCCAAAACTAAGCCAAGGCACAAACGGCCAGATGCCACTTATCAAAATGATAGAAGCCAAAGAGATTAAGTTCACCAAAGGCTCAACATGCTACCCAATCTTTGAGATCGTAAAGTGGGTAGACAAGCCAGACTGTCTCAAAGAAGGTGTCGCCGCAGGAATAGCAGTCGAAGAAGCTGCACCCGCACCGGCACCAGATCCTGCACCAGATCCAGCACCCGCACCCGCACCAGCTCCTGCTGACGCAGAGTTTTAAATGAAAAAAGCCCAGCGGTCATAGCCGCTGGGCAGTTCAGGGGAGGAAGTAATGAAAATGGAAGTGGAAGAACAAATGGAAATGGCTCCCAAAACCGAAATCATTAAGCAGTTCATAGCACAGATCACAGAAAATTGGAACACTGTGGGCCAACCGCTCATAGAGATACGTTCTATATCGCAATCTGGATCAGCAAACGCCGCAAGATTTGCACTAAAAAACATAGAAGACGCAGTGCAACACGCCCAGGCAATGAACGCAAACAAGCAAAACATCTATATGTGCATCAACCCAATTGATCCAATCATAGAAATACCAGCAGGCCAAGCAGCCAAAGACACAGACATCCTTGCAGCATTCTACTGCTTCGCAGACGCAGACACTGCCGGCGCAATGGAAAACATCCTGTCTTTCGCAGGCCCAAAGTTCACAATGTCAATCAAGACAGGCACAACGCCATTCGCCAGAGGCCACGCATACTGGCGCCTGGAAGAGCCGGTGAAAAACCTGAAAGCATGGCGTGACGTACAAAAAGCAATCGCCGCATCACTTCAAACAGACGCGGCAGTCGTAAACCCTAGCAGAATAATGCGCGTGGCAGGCACAGTCTCATGGCCAAACCAAAAGAAACAAGACAAAGGATATGTCCCCGAGCTGGTCACAATGCGCACAGAGTTCTCAACAGACAGAGAGCCTGTCGAATTTGAACGCATGATGCGCGCCTTCCCAAAGGCAGAGCCACAGGCTGCTAGCACAATCAACATAGACCTTGGACAGCAGGCAATGGACAGGCAGATGGCAGTCCAAGATGTGCTAGCAGGGGACGATTGGCACAGAAATATGGTGCGCCTGGTAGGATCATATGTCAACAAAGGCCTAGCAGACGAAGAGATCCACGCGATCACAGACAGCTTTACCTTGGGCGGATACACAGTAGACGAAACAAGGGCAGAAGTTCAAAAGGCAATTGACGGCGCCAGAAACAAAGGATGGACGCCACCACCTGATCCAGCAGCCGAGCGCATGGAGCAGCAGAACCAGACATTGCAGATAGCCACAGAGCCAACACAGAGCCACACAGAGGCCGATACAGGCAATGATTGGCCAACACCCTACGAAATGTTTGATGCGCTCACGCTGCCGCGCAGAGAGTGGGTGTATGGATACGACTACATCAAGAAGTATATCAGCGTAACAGCATCAGCCGGCGGCATAGGCAAGACATCAGCAATCATCGTGGAAGCACTGGCAATATCGACAGGCAAAGACCTGATGGGCGTCAGGGTCAAAGAGCAATGCAACACATGGGTCATCAACTTAGAAGATCCGATCTCAGAACTTCAAATGAGAACCATAGCAGCCATGCAGCACTACGGCCTCACGCCAGATGACATCAAAGGCAAGCTGTTTATGGATGGCGAAGACACCATGCAGATCACGCTGGCAGCAGAAGGCAGAGACGGCTTGATCCAAAACGATGAGCTGCTGGCATTCATGATCCGAAAGATCAAAGAAAACCGCATAGGTGTCCTGATCCTAGATCCCTTCATATCAGCCCATCTGGTCAATGAGAACAACAACGGAAGCATCCAGGCAGTCGTATCAATGCTCAGAAAGCTGGCAAGAGACACCAACAGCTCAGTACAGCTTGTGCATCACATCAGAAAAGGCAACGGAGAAGACGCTACAGTCGATTCAGTTCGCGGCGCAGGCAGCCTGATCGGTGCAGCAAGGTCAGCGAGAGTAATCAACAGGATCTCTCCAGAAGACGCAATGGCACTCGGCGTGGACGAACAAGAAGCACTCGGCATATTCCGCCAGGACGATGGAAAACAAAATCTGGCTCCACCATCAGACAAGGCAACTTACCGAAAGATGATCTCAGTCGAGATCGCAAACGGAGAGCATATCGGTGTAGCCACAGAATTTAAGCTTCCCGATCTATTCGACGGCGTGACAACCAAAGACCTGTACGATGTCCAAAGAGCAGTCGGTAAGGCAGAGGAAGAAGGCAAGGCATACCGATCAGACATCAGAGCAAAGAGCTGGATCGGCAATGCAGTCGCAGAGCAGCTAGACCTCGACACCGACAAGCCAGGAGACAAAGCAAAGGCCAAGGCAATCGCAAAGAAATGGATCAGCACAGGCAACCTTAAAGTCGCAGAGATAAGAGACAGCCGAAGCGGAAGAGATGTGCCGTGCGTAGTGGTCGGTGAGTGGATCAATTGGGAGGAAGTGGGTTGAATTTAATAGCATATAGAGTACCAGAAGGGCCAACGCAAATTAGCTTTTCGGGAGGAAGAACAAGCGCATTTATGCTCTACAATATATTGGAAGCCAACAACGGCCTTCCTAGCGATTGCGTGGTCACGTTTGCTAACACAGGTAGGGAAATGCCAGAGACACTAGACTTTGTTCAAGAATGTTCCGACAGGTGGTCAGTGCCGATTGCGTGGCTGGAGTATGATAGAACACCAAAGGTAACTTATAAAATAACAGACAGGAAAAATGCAGCACAAAACGGCGAACCGTTTACAAAACTATTAAAGGCTAAGAAATTTATGCCAAGCCCTATGTCAAGGTTTTGCACAACAGAACTAAAAATGTTTACAATAAAAAGATATGTCGTAAACCATTTAAAATGGAAAAACTGGAACCAAGCAGTCGGAATCAGATTTGATGAAGGCCACAGGATGAAGGCAAGCAGCAAAGATCGCTGGCAGTATTGGTATCCTCTTTTTGTCGATCAAGTTACGAAAGAAATTGTTGGAGATTTTTGGAAAAACCAGCAGTTTGATTTACAACTACCAAACCACAACGGCAAATGCCCCAGCGGAAACTGCGATTTCTGTTTCTTAAAATCAGAAGACTCAACGGCATATATGCTGCGCCATTACCCAGAACGAGCAGAATGGTGGAATGACATCGAAAAAGAAATGGGCTTTCCTTTTAGGCTTGATCGCAACTTAGACAAAATGAAACAAGAAATAAATCGACAAGGTGATTGGATATTCGATATGGAAGGCTTCTTCTGCCAAGCAGATGACGGCGAATGCACAGGATGATTTCACACTTCCACAGTTGTTTTTTTGAACTGTGGACGAACTGTGGAACTGTGGAAGAAAAGGCCACAAATAGTTCCACCACAGTAGTTGTATGTATATGCATACTACTGTGGTGGAATGTGGATTATATCAAACTGTGGTGATTTAACTGTGGAGATGATGATGACAACGCAGAAGCCTCGGAGGCCAAGACGACAAAAGAAGGCAGACAGAATATTCAACCCGCAAGCGCATAAGGATCAAATCATGTGTGACTACGCAATAGCTCCAATGGATCGGCTGGCAATACAGATGGACACAAAGTGGGGCATCGACATGCTGCCAGAATTGGTAAGCGTCGAAACAGCACAGAAGTACGGATCGGCAATGGCAAAGATGAACAAGGCTATCGAAGAAAACAATCCAGAAGAATGTAAGGTCAGAGCAGAGGTCGTCGTAAGAGGCCTCAACGCAATGGACGCAGAGGCAGAGCGCCTTGGCGCACAAAGAGCCTCAACAGACATCTGGGAGATGGAACTGGACGGCGAGACCTTTGGCATCATGAAAGACGGAAGGTCGTGGCAGAAGATCAAAGAGCAAAGGCCAGACCTAGAGCTGCTGACACTCAGAGAGGTAGCACTCGCATACAGACACTTCAGAGACCACAAGGCAGGTGAGTTCGAAAAGGCAGTCAAAGAATCATTCCCAGCAGCAGAGATGATCGACATCAAAGCAAGGCCAAAAGTGTTTGATGATGACATCCCGTTCTGATAAAAAGTAATTGCCCGTTGAGCTGCTTCCACCTGTTTCCACAGCTCAACACTCAACAACTGGCCCAGCATTATTGCGCTGGGCCTTTTTTGTGCTATGATCCCACAAAACATATGAGGCACACATGGCAAAGAAACCAGTGAAGATTGACTCCGTGCTAATGCACAAGATCGCTGACCGCTTGGCAGTAGGCGAAACACTCAAGAACATTCTCAAGTCAGCAAGAATGCCAACATATCAAGGCGTCATGCAAGCTGTGCTGCGTGACGATGACCTGTATGAGATATACCGCAGAGGTAGGGTCATGCAGTCAGAGTATTTCACTGACCACATCAACAACCTGGCAGTGTCGCCATTGCCTACGTTTGAGGACAACAGGCTTGCCAATGCAGAGGTGCAAAGGCGTAGGTTGGAAATCGACACGTTGAAGTGGACGCTAGCACGGAACATGCCGTGGGGTGTGAGGGACAAGAAGGAAGACCAGCCACAAGCCCAGACGTTCACAATCAGTTGGGCTGGTGGTGATGTCGAGGTCAATACAGCCGAGGTTGTGCCTGACCAAAAGGAAGAGAGAGTGACGAAGCATTGATGTCGGATCATGTGTATACAACACATTCTGTCGTTGACAGCTACGCGCGTGAAACCATCACATATGAATATGTGAATGTGATGGGGCCGAGGCAGGGCAGGCACAACATCTTGTGGTTTGCGTTTGATGCATGGCAGCCACGCAAAAAATCTACAGCGACAACAATGCCTTGCGTTCTATTTAACATAATAATACTTATGGCACTACGGTTAAGCCATGCGTTTTGCGCAAACCGACCCCCCCACCCCCCGCAAAACCGCGCGCCCTTATACCTCTATATTACACCGGAGCTAGAGACACTTTGACTTACGCTCTGTCTCCTTCGCAGCAAGCCCTCCTCGG